GTCGGCGGCGTACCCCCTAGAGCGGCGAAGTTATTGCCCACCGCCGCGTCGAGGTCTTTCGCCTGCGGGACGTCGGCGCCATTGACGGCAATCACCGTCGTATTGAATATCGCGAAATCCCAGTCCGCCCCGGTATATGCAGCCCCCGCGTTATCGTTCCACGTGACGCCGGAATCGCTGCTCTCGTAGATTTTGGTCGAGGTACCTACGTAGTGCCGCGGGCTTGTGACGTCGGCGAAGGCCCGAGCCGCTATCGGCGTACCGCCTACTGCGGTCGTGCTCGTCGTCGCCGCATCATCGAGATAGGTGCTCCGATAACCGTTCGGCGTGAATCGAACATTCACCGCGTCAACGAGATAGCCGGGATTTTCAGCCCACGGGGCGCCGCCTCGGTCGGGTACGTAGTCCGAGAAGAGGAGGTCGACGAACTGCGCCATTAGCTAGTGCGGCGCACCGCGAGCTTGCCACCCGAGAACTGCTGGCGCTTCTCCTCACTCGACGCCGCGGCATAGGCGCGCTGATAGAACGTCTGCCAGACCGGGATACGTCCGTCAGCCCCTAGAAAGGGCTCGGCCTCGAGCAGTGAGCCGTAGAGCAAGAGATCCGGGGCGTTGTCCGTGAACCAGTTCGTGCTGTTCACGCCCGAAAGTGGATCCAAACGCCCGTAATAGATGCCCTTGATCTCAACGCCATTCGTGGGCATCGGAGAGAAGATGAAGTTCTCGCCCTCTGTCGAGATATAGGCCGGCGTCGTCGTCGAGACGGTGCGGTTCGGGAATAGCTCGTAGATTTGCTCGGGCAATACCCGATGCAGCGGCTTGACCGGAGACGAGTTCACGTAGGCAAACTTCAACTCGATGAACGCTGGACTTGTCGGGAGAGCAGCGACTCCGCTCGAAACGGTGACGTCGAGTGCGTTCTCCATCGCCCGAATGCGCAGCGCTTTGTAGATCGTCGCCTCGCAGTTCTGGATGAAGTTCGGCACGAAGTTCACGAGCTCGGGCCGGTCAAGATAGTCGCTGACCGCTTGGTTCAGGCTCGGGTAGTCCGTGATGATAGCGATGGTAATCTCCGCTATACTGTCTCCAGTTTAACTACTGGTAACAGTATGCAATCAATAACTTGTCCGCATTGCCAGAAGACGCTACCGGCACTCGATTTCTATAAACATGCCGGCCGTCCAACTGGCAGATCCATACTCTGCAAGGAGTGCTTTCGGACTTACGAGGCGCATCCCTATAGGCGCGTCAAAAGGACTTGGAACACACTGCATCAGCGTGTCCGAAAACAGCCTTCCTATGCTGGAGTCGAAGTACGCATGAGCCGCGACGAATTCATCGCGTGGGCTATGCCACGATATACAATATGGATGGCGAAGCACCCAGGATTAACGCCATCGCTTGACCGCATTGACCCAAAGGGCCACTACGAAATAGGCAATCTGCGTGTGCTCGAACGGCGCGAAAATATCAGGCTCGGAGCCAGCTACCGTCTACGCGCTGCGCCCAATGGCACAAAGTGGTGCCATACCTGCAAGAAATACTTACCGACTTCCGAATTCTGGAAAAGTCAGAAGCGCTGCATTCCGTGCCAACGTCTGGCAATTGCTAAATCGTCGGCTCGCTCAACTGAAGCTAGCGCATCCCGCCAATCCGGTGAGTAATCGCAATTCTTGTAATAACTGAATCCAGGCATTCCCAGCGTAAAATGTGCGAGCTTGGCCGCTGGATTAAACGGCATTTCCCCGACTAGCCAATTCCAATCTGTCGGCAGGCTCCCGATTTCGTCCTCGCCTAGCCATTCAAAGCGATGCAGCACTCGGCCCTCAGCCTCGGCGACGAATGCTAATGTCAGGGCATGATTGCTACGATGGCCGCAATTCCAAAGCATGAGCGAGCTTTGATTCTTGCGCGGATAGTGCTCATTCCGCGCTTCCATTGGCGTTCCAATCAGCTTTGTGAAGGTCTTCGTTTGGTAGTCGTGCTTCACCACCATCACGGCCTTCGACTCGTCTCTGAGCGCCCACAGCTCGGCGAGGTCCGCCCGTAGTAGCATGTCGCTATCGAGGTAGATCGCCCAGCCCTCGTAGTCCATGAGCTGAGGAACCAGGAACCGCGAATAAATGAATTGGTTCGTCCCGTCGCGCTGGCCGTCGAACTCACCGAGCGACCGTTGCGTCAGCGGCGTGATGGAGACGGGCGACGTCGTGCGATTGATAATGCTCTGCGTTAGTACATGGTAGGCAATCGACTCGCGGGAGTCGTAGCCAACGCAGCATCGAATCAAGTGATAGGCGTCCCGTCTAGCCGCTGCAAGAGCGGCTTGCTGTAGCCGATGAACATGAACGAATGATCCGACGTCCGCTGAAGCGTCTGCACGTCAAAGCGCGCCTCGAGCTTCGGGAACCACCACGCGATCGGCCGTTGCAAGACGTGTGCGTTGCGACCGTCTGACAGCACCTTGAGCGCCGGGCCAGTGTCGACCGTTGCGAACAGGATCGCGTTCGTGAGCCGCGCGAGGTCGTCCAGCACCCCCTCGATGTATTCCGGCTCGATGTGCTCGAGAACGTCGATACAAGCAACAAGGTCCGCGGGGAGCGGCGGTTTCGAGAACCTGGGAACGCCGGGGTCATAGGCTTGGTATGTCAGCCGGTGCTTGATGAGGCCCGTGAGCGACTTCGCGAGGTTCGTGTTCGCCCCACAGCCGTAGTCAAGAAGGTGCGTGACCTCCATTTGCGTGATGATCTGCGCGACCATGGGCGCGTATTGGATCGACGCCGTGCCGTAGTTTCCGGCCGCGTGTAGCCTCTCCTGCTCCGCTTGATAGGCCGAACTGATCAGCGATTCTCTCGGCGGCAAGGGCGATTTCTCGGTCCCATGATCCTGCCCGTTGCTGGCGGATAACTCGTAGTGAGGCATGCCATGGCACCGTTTCTGTGTTTGAGTAGAACCAATTGGAGCTTGTCGGCACGAGCACGGAGCAGGGAACGCCGAGCGCGCCCGCCGTTCTTGCTACCGCGGTTTGTATGCAGAGCACGTAGTCACACGCAGCGACTAGAGCCGCGGTGTTGTCGTAGTCGTCGGTCAGCGTCGCCCAGGTGTATTGGACGAGATCAACTTCGGGATGCTCGGACTTGAACGCTTCGATCTCTTCGTGCGCGTCCTTATACTGGAGGCTGACGAAATGGGCGTCGAGCGAGAGAACTGGGAGCAGATCGTTTAGCGAGACTCGTCGGTTGCGCGAGTTCGTGTGTGGAACGCCACCCGTCCAGGCGATGCCGACTACCGGCTTGAGCTTGGGCTTATAGGCAACCGGGCCGAAATACTGTCGCCATTGCTCCAATCGTGTGGGGCAGGCCACGAGATAGGGTCGGCCAGTGAAATCCACTCCACTTGTTCTAACGAACTCCCCGAGCTGCCCGATTGACAAGCTCGCGTCGATATCGCGATCCGCCGACGCCCATTTCTGGTCCTTTATCCGAGTACCATAGACCCTGACATTTGGAAACGACCGCCTGAATAAGTGCTCGAGGCGGCCATCGCAGTCGAGAATGAGCTTTTTGCACCGTGCAGCCGCATCGGAAATCATCGACGCGAACGAGATCTCGTCGCCGATCCCCTGATCCGCATACACGACAACCGTCTTGCCAGGACTGCCGTCCCATTCGGGTTCATCCCTATAACTGATCTTCTTGCGCCAATCGCTGCCAATGGTGTTGTGATAGTTCTTCCAGCCCTCGGCCCATTCGTGCTTGGCGAGCTGGCAGAACCCCAAGTTAGCCAGTGCCGCGCGGTTCGTCGGGTCGAGCTCGAGCACGCGACGCACAGCCTTCTCGGCCTGCGACCAATCGCCCTTGTCGACGTAGACCGCCGACAGGTTGAGGAACAACGCTAATTTGTTAGCGTCGGACTTTGCGCAGCGTAGTGCTTGGCGCAGCGCGTCCTCGGCCTCGTCCATCAGGCAGAGCTTCTGTGCCGCTTCGGCTAGGTTCTGCCATGCGCCATCATCGTAAGGGGCCAAACGCGTGGCCGACTTCGAGAAGTGGTACGCCTGCGGGAACGCGCCCTTACGAACCATGATGTAGCCGGCGCAGATCAGCGCGGCGACGTCGTTCGGATTGTCATTGAGCAGCGGTGCCAGGACTTTCCACGCTTGGTCGTGATGCCCGCGCTCGGTCAGTGCCGCAGCGAGGGCGTAGGAATTACTCATGCTTTGCCGGCATGAAATAGATGGGCGCCGAGGTCTTGCCTTCGGTGCCCGTCGTCATCTTCGTGTGCGGATAGTTCTCATTGATCTCGCGGAACATGTAGGGCTGATGATCGACGCGCGTAATGTCGATGCCCTTGTCCATCATCTGCAACTGAACGATCGGTGGAAGCTGGGCATAGTGATGCCAGCCCTCCTGTATCCCCTGCTTATCGGGGCCGACTTCGTTGCGGTGCTCGAGAGCGTTCTGCAAATACGGCTCGCTATCGGCCGTGCGAATGATCGTCAACGTCCCGTCATGTCCGTTCCACGCCGTCTCAGTCTTGATGCCGGTCAGCGGATCGAACTCGAAAAACTCTGCCATCTGATCTCCAAAAAAGAGCGGGGCCGCCCTTTCGGGAAGCCCCGCCAAACACCCTGGGGGGAGATTAGGTCAGCGCCACGACCTTCGCGGAGGCCTGCTGATTTCTGCAAATCAACGTGGCTTCCGTGATGATCTGGTACTTCGTGCCGTCACCCGTCCGTGCTAGCTCACGAGCCATCGGACGCCGCAAGAAGCCGAGCGCCCAGTAGTTCATGTCCAGACACAGGAGAACGGAGTTCCGACCGTAGCGGTTGAGAACGACCGTGTGCCGACCGAAGTCCGACACATAGACGTTCGCAGCGCCGATGATCGGGCTCTGCGTCGAGGCATCCACGTCGACGAACCGAGTCGCAATCGACGTGAAGCTGTCGATGAGCGTCTTATTGTTCGCCGTGGCGAGGATCACCGCCGGGTTGCCACCGTTCGACCACGCGCCCTGGAGAGCCAGGTTCAAGTTCGTGATCGTGAGGGCCGCCGTCGTCGAGCCGTCCGTCGGAGCCGTCGCGCCGGGTCCACCGGACGTGATCGGAACCGTCGTACAGGTGTTGGCCGTCGACGTCGAGCGGACGTTGGTGCTCGCCGTGACCGTGCAGTTCACGAGCACGTTGCTCGAATGGCCTGCAAGCCACATCTCGATACCACCCATCGCGCGACCGGTCGTCGCACCACCGGCCGATGCCGGCTGGTTCTGGAGCACGGTGAACTCGAGATCGCGCTTCAGTTCGCGCATCTTGACCATCGCACCGCGCGCCACTTCCGAACCTCGACCCGCCTTGCGCACCGCCTCCAACGTGTCAGAGACCAGGAAGGTCTTCGACAGAATCTGGAGCTGGTTGCTGAAGCGACCCGGAGGAGTCAGCGAGCTGAAAGTCGCATCGTCGCCTTCCACCCCGATGTTCGTCGCGGCCGCGGCGAGCTGCTGCGCCAACCACTCATGCGTGGTCGCCGTGCAGTCCACCTTATCGGCGTTGGAAACGAAATACGTATCTTCCGGGAACAAGTCCCAGATGACATCCTCGAGATCTTCACGAATGCCGCCGCCGGAGCTGACGCCAATCGTGGATGAAGTACCGGATAGAACGGACATTTACTTGTGTCCTTTGAAAACCTTGGCAAGACGGTCCTCGATCAAGCCGGCTTTCGCCTGCGAGTTCGGAGCCTTCTTCATTGCCTTGGAGAAGTTGAGTTTCTGTGCCACTTCTTGCGGCATGCGTTCGCCGGCTGTGCCAGGACGAAGCACGTCGTTTGCGGGAGCGGGTTGTTTGCCGCTCTTCGCATCAGCCCGAACCTTGTCGAACTGCGAGGCTTTCCACGCGAGCCGAACGGCGCGCGGGTCTAGGAACATGTTGTCGATTTCCCTTTCGGTGAGACCTTCGGACTTCGCGTAATCGCGGATGGTCCGTTCGGTGTCCTCACCAAAGTTCTCGATGGACTTCGACGCCTGCTCTTTCGATTTGCCCCGGAGTTCTTGAAGCCGGGCCTGGATCTGTTGCGCGAACTGCGCGCGCTTGTCGTTGACTGTCTGCGCCAGCGTGGCGCGACGATCGCGCCACTGGTCGAGCTCGATCTTCTGGCGGATCATCTGATCCGAAGAGAGCTTCGACCAATCGAGCCCTTGCACCTGTTTCAGGTACTGGTCGATGAGGCTGATCTCTTGCTGCTCGGTCGAGACCGACTGCGCGAAGGCCATCTCGGCCTGCTGCGCTTGAGTCAGCGCCTGCGCCTGCTCGAGCTGCTGTCTCGACTGCGAGATCTCCTGCGTCTTCTTGGTGTAGTCCTCGTTGCGCAGCGTGCCTTTCTTAAGGCTCTCGATCTTGTCGGCCGGTCCTTGGATCTTCCAGCCTTCCCATTCAAAGTCGGCGAAGCCGTCGCTAGCAGTCGACTCGTCACCCGTCTCAGTTACCGAGTTGTCGGTGACTTCCGAAGCTGGCGACGGCTCGCCGAGATTTAGTCCCTGCTTTCCTAAAGACGCAGAGATCCGATCCAGCATGTCTGCTGGAGCTTGAACATCGTCCATTTATTTACCTTCCGAAAACGCTACGCAGGCGGGATGCCGCGCGCTTCTTGTGCTGTTCCACGTGGAACTCGTCGAGCTTCCCGCTGTTAATGGCGGTCTCGAGATTGCTGCGGACTGAAGTCAAGAGACGCAGACAGAGAATCAGCTCGTCCACGTTCGCCCCTGATTTGCTTTTCTCGATGCTGCGCACAAGCGCATCGCGCACGTTCGTAAACGCGCGATCAAAGGCAGGGGCTTCTAGGACTGTTTTGGCTTCTTGGGCGAGCTTGATGCCGTCGTTCACCGACTATGATCCACTGTCGGCTGATCGGGACGCTGCGGGAACGACCGATGCGTTCGTCCAGTGAATAACTCGTGAAGTATCTTCTTGCGCCGATAGTCGGTAAGCGCGCCGATGCCGGCTTTCCACTGGACCAAATTCCACCATTCCTCGTCGCGCTCTTGAAGTGTGGCCAGGTATTCGTCGAAGAGTCTCAAGTCGGCATTCCCAAGGCGTGACGCCAGCAATACCAGCCGCGGCCGAGAATGAACCTGCGCTTACACGTCAGGCATTTCGGCCAGAACTCAGGCGCTTTCATTGCATCCCGATCACTCGGCCGTTCTGATCCTTCACGGCCGTATGGGATTGCAGAACCTTGCCCTCATGGTCGAGCAAGTCGATGCCATCCACTTCGCCCTTGTGATTGCGGCGGATGACCTTGCGAGCGGTTGCTAAAGCTCCCGCGTGACGCACGCCTTCAAAGACCTTCTGCATCGTCTGGTGCATCTCGTCGAGGCTCATCGACTGTTTTGCGATCGACTCGTGCGCCTTCTGCACGGCTTTAGACGTGGCGCTCGTGTCGGCCCCGAGCTTCGCCGAAAGGCCGTCCAAAATCGCCGCATGGCTCGCCTTGAGCCCTTCGATCGCAACCGTGTGACCGTGGTCGATTTGCTTGTGGACGACCTCGAGGCCCGCGTTGGCGTCGATGGCGTACTGCTCGAGCGCCGACTTGCGGAGGTTCTCTTTCTCCCGCTGCGCCAGCTCCGCGGCCTTGATCTTCTCGTCGCTCTGAATGGTCATCTGCGTCTTGATGAGTTCGGGCGGCGGCGGGGGCGGAGGTTTCGGCGGCATCGTCGAGGGATCGGTCCAGAACCGACTCACTGCGGTGAAGTCCGTCGCCTTCGCGAGCTCGATCTCGGTGTTGTAGTAGTTCTGGAACGTCACGTTCGGCAGACCGAGCTGTAACGCGTTGAGCTGGCGGGCCGCCAATCCGCTCAGGCGCGCGATTTGCGCGTCCTTGTTGCCAGCAGCGAACGCCACAGCGATTTTAAAGCTGTCCCGTCGCTTCCAAGAGCCGGGGTCCACCTCGACCCACTTGCCCGAAATGTTGATGGTCTGCTTCTTGTGGCCCATCTTGAGCACGAGCTCGTGAACCAACGAGAATAGATCCTCGATACCGAACGCGAGACAGCGGGCCGCTTGGATGATCCGCTCCGCACCCATCGAGCTCATCTGGTTAACCGTGCCGGGCTGAACGTCGGTCAGGTCTGCGGCATTGATGCTCGTTAGCCCCGGTGACACACCGCTGCGCGTTTGAGCGATGCGCGACAGGAACTCATAGCCCTGCATCGCTTGCGGGAAGACCTGCGGCACGTCCTCATAGCGTATGCCGTCGATCTCACCCCGAATGACACCACCCGGAATCGAAACCAGCGCGTCCTCGAGCGTGATCTTGGACGGGTCAACGAT